GTTTTTAGCTGGGGATACAGAAGTACAAAAAATTGAATATATATCTGATAATGAAAAAAGCGAAAGCGTTATTTATGTAAGCTAATGAAGACAATTATAGACACATTAAAAGAGCCCGTAAACGTATTAAACGCAACGACTTTCGGAGTAAGTTTGACGACATTGCCCGAAGATTTGAAGATAGTTTTCTACATTGTATCAATTATTGCATCAATATTGGTATCTGTTAAGTATATTTACGAGATTATTTCATTGCGAAAAAACGGAAAAAAAGATATTTAAGAGTATATGAACAATTTTGCATTTAATTCAATTTCACAAATTCAAATAAATTTGCCTACGTTCTCTGAACGTGGTTCAAAAAAATGGATAAGCTATGGAGAGGACAATTTATATCCTCAATTTATAGCGAGTTTATTTTTGCGTTCTGCCATCAATAGAACGGCAATACAATCAAAGATAGACGCAACCATAGGAAACGGATTAAAGACCACGGATGAGGCTTTGAATTACGTTTTAGTGCGTGCCAATCCGATTGATAGTTGGAACGATGTGTTTGAAAAATGTGCGCAAGATTATATCACTTTTGGTGGCTATGCTTTGAATATAATTTGGTCAAACGATGGTAAGACAATAAGCGAAATTTATCATCTTGATTTCACAAAAGTAAGAAGCGGTAAAATTGAGCCAGGTGATGACGCACCAAAAGAATATTTTTATTCTACGAATTGGGAGAACTCAAATAAATATAAGCCAACACAATATGCAACTTACAATCCTACTTTGTCAATTGAATGTCCTTCGCAAATTCTTTATGCGTTTGATTACGAACCTGGGAATATCTACTATCCTTTGCCGACATACGCTGGATCGATTAATGATATCCAAATTGATATTGAAGTTAGTAAATTTCACATCTCGAATCTTGCCAATAGTTTGAATCCATCTTTGTTTATTAGCTTAAACAATGGAATCCCAGCGCCCGAGGAACGTAAAGAAATTTATGACGAGTTAACAATGGCTTATCGTGGAACTGAAAATGCTGGAAAAGCATTCGTTGCATTTAGTCAAGATAAAGAACATGCGCCCGAGGTTACGCCAATAACAAGCACAAACGATAATTATTACACTACCTTAGAAACTCGAATCACAACGAGAATCTTAACAGGGCACAGAATTACAAGTCCGTTATTATTGGGGCTTTACAATGGTGGCGCTGGCTTTAGCTCGAATGCAGATGAACTTGCGGTGGCCTATGGTCACTTTATAGGAACGTGTATTCGACCAATCCAAAAAAGCATGTTACGAGTATTCAACAACTTGATGCTGAATAGAGGTTACGAAACTGAATTACTTATCACTCCAACAACGATTATAGAACCAACAATAATAGCAGAATAATGGCAGTTACTAACGTACTTTTCGTATCAGAAACGAAACTAAAATCATATACTTCAATTCATCAATCGGTTAGTCCTGATGACTTGCAACCATTCATTTTACAGGCGCAAGATATCTACTTGCAAAATTATTTAGGTGCTACGTTTTATCAAGAGTTACAAACTCAAATAACGAATAACACATTAACGATCCCGAATAAAAAGATATTAGATGACTTTATAGGAGCTATGCTTTGTAACTATGCGTTATACCATGCATTACCATTTTTGAAATACAAAGTATTCAACAAAAGTATAATGAATAATGATAGCGAAAGTGGTCAATCTATTGATTTGGAAGCGTTGAAATTTTTACAAAACGAAGTGCGTAGTGTAGCAGAAAATTATACCAAAATGATGACTACTTTTTTGCGCAATAATTTAACCGATTATCCATCGTATAATAGTTTTGATTTCTTGGATGGTATTACTCCCGACAAAGGCACGCCGTATTTCAGTGGATTGCAAACCAATTCGAGCTTCAACACTAGAAACAGAATTAGAAGACGTGGTGATTGTAACGATTGCAACGAATATTAAAAAAATTAACTAAAAAACAAATATAAAACATGATTGACAATTCAAAATTCATTATCACAAATGAAGTAATCGTAGATAAATACGACTTAATAATCCAAGCGGATGTAACTGGAGTGCCAGCTATTTTGCAAATTCAAAAAGCGGGCTATGGTATTGTATTTATTGGACACTATGCTTCGTTAAAATTCTTTATTGATGGTGATAAATTGGTAATTTTAGACAACAACTTTTATGGAGAATTTTCAGCGAATAACGTTGACGGATTTAACACGGCTCAAGATTTATTAGTTTCTTTAAAATCTGGAATTAACTAATAAAATATAAACCATGACAAAAATAATATTACAAGCGGGCCAATTAATTGATGTTATTAACTACAATGAGAATCAATATTTTTCTTTAGTTGTTAGCGAAGATTTACCAATGCCAACAGCGATTTACAAAGAAGATACATCAATCGGAGTTAACGTTCAAAGATTTATTGTAGATAGCGTAATCATAGCGAATATCAATACAAGTGAATCTTTAACTGATAACAATGGTAATTTTTACGAGAAAGTTGAAAGCGCTGCTATTCTTACTGAAAACAATTTTAACCCATTAAAAGAGACAGATGAAGCCGAAAATTAAACATTGGTACGAAAGTAAAACAATCGTAATGAACATCCTGGTATCAATTACAATGGTAATGGCATTATTACCGCCATTGTTTTTGGACTTGAAACTAGATGAAAATTTGACTTTAAGATTGACTGTATTAGTAGGCTTTATAACGAATGTAATTAACATCGGTTTGAGATTTATATCTACTGATAAAATTAAGCGTAATGCCTAATTCAATCCTTAGCGCTAAGTTTGATTTAATGCGTTTAAATTTGCCTAAAAATAGCGAGTTTACGCTCGATAACAATACGATTAAGGTAAAGCATAGCGACATAAGTTTAAAGGCTGAAATTGAGGCTAAAATAAAGAATATAACGGCTTCAATTGGGTGCGAAATAAACGACAAGTCAACAAGCGCAAAAATTAAATTTGAAGTCAAATTTTAATATCTATTTTTGTAACGAATGAAGGTAAAAATATTTAGTCAAGCAGAACAGGAAAAGTATTTTGGCAAAGCAAATGCTGAAGGTAGTTATCTTACTATGATTGATTTACCTTATACAATGTTCTACGATAGGCAACCAGTTAAGCGTATGCGGTGCCACAAAAAAGTAGCACAGGCGTTTAAAAATGTATTCAATGAATTGTTATCAAGTTATGGCGAAAGAAAGATAAATGAATTGGGTATTAATGACTTTGGCGGTTGTTTCAATTATAGATTAATGAGAGGATCAAGAACTAAGTTAAGCGCTCATTCATGGGGTACGGCTATTGATTTGGATCCTAATAGAAACACTCTAAAAGAAACTCATAAAACAGCACGTTTTGCACGAGCAGATTACAAAGCAATGATTGACATCTTCGAAAAACATGGCTTTGCTTCATTAGGTAGATTAAAAGATTACGACTGGATGCATTTTCAGTACGGATTACCGATATAAACTCGTTTTTTTCATAATTAAAATTTAGTGTTTTAGGCTCAATGTTTCTACATTGAGCTTTTTTTTTAAAAATTTATAGCCTTTATTCATGCACCTTTCAGAGAATTAACAAAAATAATTTGTAAAATAATTTGGTAGTACGAAATAGTGGTGTATATTTGCATTCATAAAACAAATAAAAACAATAATTATGACAAACACAGTTAAAACACAAACATTATCAAAAGAGGCGCAAAATTTATTTATTAAATTAGTTAGAATTCAATTAAGCGGTTATAAAAAAACTTCTTTAAACATGGTTTTAGGTACTATTGAATTTTATTCAAAATATATTCCTTTTAACAAAGTTTCTGTTAATTATTTAGTTACGTTATGCCATAACAACGGAATAAAAGCTAAGCAAGATTAATCAAAATAAAATAAACAAGGGGTGCTACTTCAACGCACAATTTTTTAAAACTTAAAAACAATAATTATGATTACACTAACACAACAAACAAGCGAGCAAAACACATTAACTCAAAACCATTTGGATATGGTTACAATGAATGAAGTTAAGAAAGTACATTTAGCATGTCAATTAGAAAGATTAGAAATTGAGATGCAACAACCAACAAAGAATTGGGATAAAATTGCCTTCTTAAAAACTGATATTTTTAGATTAAAAAACTACTTAAAAAATAATTAATATGCAAATAGTAAATACAACAATCGTGACATCGGTAAGCGAAATCAAAGAACTAATTCAACATTGTATTATACATAATATTGAAGGTCAGATAAACCTAACTTTTGAAGATAGCAAAATAATAGTTTCAGAACCGAGTAAAGAAATAGCTCCCGATTTCATTGTCGACAGATTCCCTCATTCAGATTGTATAGATAATTGCCAATAATAAAAACATGGAAAAGAATAAAAAACTAGGCCGTAAAAGTATATACATAAACCCTAAAAACAACACACTAAAGACGTATAGAAGTAACAATCATAAATTGTTAGATATCGTGAATAAATTGATCCAAAACAAAAATAGAATCAATCCTCAAAAGCTAACTGATAAACAACGTCAAGACATTAGCCAAACCATTAACGAATTATTATTTATATAATTCTTAAAATAAATTTTGTAGTACAAAACAAAAGTATATATTTGCACTCTATTAAACATTTAAAAAATAAAAATTATGAAAATTACAACAACACAAAAAACAACACAAGAAGTTAGTATTGCCTTCCCAACATTCACAAAGGTTGCAGGCGTTTTTGAAAAAAAGTATTACGCAGTTATTGACGAAAATACTATTTTTAAAGTATTCGATTACCATAGTATTAATGGTATAATTGATACTGGATTTGATGTATATTCAGCGTTCCAAGATGGATTTGAATTTATTGAGGAAAGCGAGTTTAATTCTGCATTATTAAAAGTAACGGAGCAACTAGACAATACAGTTAAAAAAATCCAAGATACATTAGAAACAATACATCACATTGATTTAATGGATAAGGAGCGTGAAGATTTAGTTGAATAC